TTGTAACGGCTAATGTATTATTTGAACTAAAACGTATTTTGAAATGATTGCAAGTGGAACTGAAAACGCAAGACCAATAAAAATGATAGACATAGAAACAAAACAAGTAACAATTTTTAAATCAATAGCTTATGCAGTTAGAAGTACTGGAGTAACTGAATATGGACTAAGGCAAGGATTGAGTCCGTTAAAAAAGGCAAGATTTGTAGTAAATGGTAGAACTGTTGTTTTTAGAGTACATAACCCCTAACTTTGCCTTATGGCACTAACTCCATTACCTAAACTATTAGAAAAAACGCAAAAGGTCGTAAACGCTTACGTTCGCAAAAGAGATGAAGGTTTGCCTTGTATATCTTGCGGAAGTCCTAATGCTAATCAAGCTGGACACTATTTCCCAGTTAAAGGTTACTCTGCTTTAAGGTTTAACGAATGGAATATAAACTTACAATGTGCTGGATGCAATATGTATAAGCACGGCAATCAAGCTATGTATAGAATAGGTTTAGTAAACAAATTAGGAGAAGAAGCAGTAAGAGGACTTGAAACAATAGCTTTAAATCTAAAGGTTTATAAATGGTCCAGAGAAGAACTAAATAACATAATCAAAACGTATGGCGAAACTAAGTAGCAATGGCAAAGTTAGCTTTGGCAAAAGAAAGAACGGCAAAGCAAAGAAATCTTATAACAAACACTCCCCTAAGCCCAAAGCATATAGGGGGCAAGGTAGATAATATGAAAGATACATTTGGTAAAAGAACTTACACTTGTAAATGCGGCAGACTAACCCAAGACTACGTTTGGCAGTCAGAACTTGATAAACATAAAGTAGCTTGTTTTAAGTGCGGCAAAGAATTAACAATTGATAATTTAAAGGTTGCACAAGCAGTACAAACGGCATCTATTAGAACTCCAACAAAAAACCGATAATGTTTAATTGTAAAACTTGTAATAAAGAATTTGAATCTAAAAAGGCTTGTAAATCAAGGACACCAAAGTATTGCTCAAAAGAATGTTATGCTGAAAGTTTAAGGATGCACAAGAAGTGTATTTTATGTGGTAATGAAATTATAAATAAAAATTCAGCATCACTTAAGCATAGAAAGTATTGTTCTTATGATTGTGCTATAAAGTCTAAAAAAGGTGGAACTTTAACAATTGAACATAAAAAAGCATTAAGTAAAGGTAGAAAAAACTCTATCAAATGCAAAGGCGAAAATTTATATAATTGGAAAGGTGGTGAAAGTACATATAGAGAAAGATTAATAGATTACAGACATAGGAGAAGGTCTTTGCAAAAGTTAAAAATTGATACAAGCTACTTAAAAAGATTATTAGCAGTACAAAAGAATAAATGTTTTTATTGTGAATATGATTTAAGTGAATACAAAGCAGTTGAGCATTTAACACCTTTAAGCAGAGGTGGGGATAATCAAAACTGGAATTTGGTTTATTCTTGTAAAAGATGCAACGCAAGAAAAAGAACAAAAACATTAGAAGAATATGCAATAAAGCACGAACTTTACCACTTAATTACAAAATTTGACATCATATATGCAAGTGCAATTAATTAGCATAAATAAGCTAAAAAATAACAATGGACAGATAGATGGGTTACCTAAAAACCCAAGATTACTAAAAGATGATAAGTTTAAAAAATTAGTTAAGTCTATTCAAGATGACCCAGAGATGCTTGAATTAAGGGAAGTAATAGCTTATGACAATAATGGCGAGTTGATAGTTATTGCTGGCAATATGAGGCTAAAAGCGTGTCAAGAAGTTGGGATAAAAGAAATACCAACTAAAATATTACCAAAAGAAACATCAGTTGAAAAGCTAAAGGCATATACAATTAAAGATAACGTAGCTTTTGGGGAACACGACTGGAACGAACTCGCCAATAACTGGGACGTAGAAGATTTAACCGAATGGGGTTTAGATATACCTAACTTTGATACAAATGGATTTGCAGATCAAAATAAAGAATTAAGTCTTGATGATGTAAATGACTCAATGACTATTAATTTAAAATATACCGAAGAAGAATATTATTTAGTAAAACAACAATTATCTCAAATAGCACAAACTCCAGAACAAGCTATTTGGAAACTTTTAGGCAATGATTAAATATGAATATAATGACCATAAATTCCCTTATAAATGGAATTTAAAAGATGGTTACCCTGCAAAAGGGATAGAAAAGCATAATTTAAAGGTATTTGGAACTTTTATTTGTGGTGGTGGTTCTACAATGGGGTATAAATTAGCAGGTTATAATCATTTAGGTGGAGTTGAAATTGATCCACAGGTTGCTGATATTTACAAAACAAACCATAACCCAAAGCATTTTTACAATGAAGATATAAGGTTATTTAATCAAAGAAATGATTTACCAGACGAACTTTATAATCTTGATTTATTAGACGGGAGTCCTCCTTGTTCAACTTTTTCAATGGCAGGAAGTAGAGAAAAGGCATGGGGTAAGGAAAAGCAATTTAGAGAAGGACAAGCAGTTCAAACTTTAGATGACTTAGTATTTGAATATTGTAATACCATTATCAAACTTCAACCAAAGGTATTTTTATTAGAAAATGTTAAGGGAATTATTTTAGGTAATGCAAAGGCTTATTCTAAGAAGATTATTCAAACAATGGAAGCTGCTGGGTATAAAGTACAATTATTCCTTTTAAATGGAGCATCAATGGGAGTTCCACAAAGAAGAGAAAGAGTGTTTTTTATAGGGCATAAAAAGGAACTAAATTTTAAACCTTTAAGATTAGAGTTTAACGAAAGACCAGTTTTATATAAAGAAGTTGAAGATGGATCAGTAGGTAAGCCAATAACAGGGGAATCTTTAGAATTATGGCATAAATGCCCAGAAGGTAGTGCATTAAGTAAAGTTCACCCTAAAGGACATTATTTTGGATCATTTAAAATTAGTCCTAATATTGTTAGTAATACTATAATTGCAAGTGACTCAAGTCCAATATTTCATTACAACAAGCCTAACTCAATATCAAATAGTGATTTTTGTAAAATAGGAACATATCCTTTAGATTATAATTTTAAAGATTTAAGACCTAAATATTTAATTGGGATGAGTGTTCCACCTGTAATGACTGCTCAAATTGCACATCAAATTTATTTACAATGGTTTAAAGACATAACTTTGTAATAATTAGAAAATAATTAGATATGCCTAATGCAGAAAACTTAATACCAGCTAAGAAGGGGGAAGTAAGAAACCCTAAGGGAAGGGGTAAGGGGGTTCTAAACTCAAAGACAAGATTACTTAGACTTTTAGAATTGGTTACAGAAACAAAGAACCCAGTAACTGGTGAGACCGAAGAATTTACAATAGCCGAGCAATTAGATATGCAGATAATAGCTAAGGCAAGGAAAGGCGACCTTAAAGCATACGAGATACTATTAGACCGATTAGAAGGTAAACCGAAACAATCAACAGAACTTGAAGTAAGTGGTGGGTTAAATGTAGTTTGGGAAGAAAAGAAAACTTACGTTGGGAATACTGGAAGTTTATAAAGCGGACAATATGTGCAGTAACCGCAAGGGAGTACTACCTAACTGCACTCGTTAAATTATGGAACTATCAATAAAGCAAACTATTGCTCTTGATTTATTAGAGGATAAAACAACAAACGAGGTCTTATTTGGTGGGGGAGCTGGTGGTGGCAAAACGGCTTTAGGTTGTTATTGGCAACTAAAGACAAGACTAAAATACCCAAATACAAGAGGCTTGATAGGTAGAGCCGTCCTAAAAACACTTAAGGAAACTACTCTTGTGTCTTTGTTCCAAGTGGCTAAGATGCAAGGATTAACTGCTGGGGTTCATTATAAGTACAATGGGCAAATGAGCCAAATAGAATTATTTAACGGCTCGGTTATTCTACTCAAAGACCTTTACTCATACCCAAGCGACCCTAATTTTGACGAATTAGGTTCATTAGAGATTACCGATGCTTTTATTGATGAGGCAAACCAAATTGAAGACAAAGCACGAAACATTATCAAATCAAGGATAAGATACCAGCTTGACGAGAATGAGTTAGTACCTAAAATACTTTACACGTGTAACCCTGCAAAGAATTGGACGTATCACGAGTTCTATAAACCACAAACGGATGGCACAATAGCAGAAAACAAACGATTTATTCCTTCCCTCATAGATGATAACCCATTTATCAGTAAGCACTACAAGCAAAACCTTTTAACGCTTGACACAGTCAGTAAGGAACGTTTATTATTTGGTAACTGGGAGTACTCCAACGACCCATCAACACTAATAGAATATGATAAAATTATTGACGCTTTTAGTAGCACTTTTGTACCTAGTGGTTCACGCTATATTACTTGCGATGTTGCACGCTTTGGCAATGATAGTACTGTTATCGGCATTTGGGATGGCTATCGTGTTAAGTTACACCAGTATCAAGGCAAGTCGGTTGTGGAAGTGGCTGAAATCATTAAATCGTTCCAAGTAGAGCATCAAGTACCTACATCACATATTTGCATTGATGAGGACGGAGTCGGAGGGGGTTGCGTTGATTTGATAGCTGGTTGCAAAGGATTCGTAAACAACAGTAAGCCTTTAGACAATCCAATCACAAGAAGCAAAGAAAACTTTGACAACCTTAAATCACAATGCTATTACAAGTTAGCAGAATTAATAAATGATAGCAAATTATATATCAATGCAAGTGGTACAATGAAAGAAAAGATTATCCAAGAACTTGAACAAGTAAAGCAAAAGTCAGTTGATAATGACGGCAAGAAAGGGATAATACCAAAGGACAAAGTGAAAGCGTTGATTGGTCGTTCTCCAGACTTTAGCGACGCATTAGCTATGCGAATGATTTTTGAATATACGCCAAGATTTCAAGTAAGCGTATTTTAATGTAAAATAACTAACTTTGACTAAAATATACACAAATGGGATTATTTGACTTCTTGAAGACAAAACAGAAGCTAAACACTATTTTGCCTAACATACCTTTTAACGGACAAGTAGCAATACAACAAGGGATAGTAACTTGGCAAGGTGGCGACAATATTAGTTTTGTAAATGATGGTTACCAAACAAATGATATAGTTTATTCAATTGTAAAGCTAATTACCGACAAAGCAAAGATTGCCCCTTGGCACGTTTACAAAGTAGTTGATGAAGTAGCTGCAAAGAAATACAAGGCGTTAATGAGCCAACCAGACAAGATAGAGAACTGGAAAGAAGTACACAAGCTACATAAGAAAGCATTTGAAATATTTAACGGTGATTTGCGTTTAAACGAATTGTTAAAATACCCTAACGAGCAAGATACTTGGGGAGATTTTATTGAGGCTTGGGCTGGTTTTAAATTAGTAACTGGTAACTCATTTGTTTACGCTAAGATGATAGAAGGTGGTAACAATAATGGCAAACCTTATGAGTTGTATGTACTCCCAGCACAGTATATGTATATCTTAGCTGACATACAAAGATTCCCACCTACAATTGCTGGTTACCAATTAAACTATGGACCGCTTTGGGATTTTACCAAACAAGAGATACTTCAAGATAAATACTTTAACCCACAATGGAACACTACTGGCAATCAACTATATGGTCAATCTCCTTTAATGGCTGCTGCGAAAAACTTGACTCGTTCGAACGAAGCCAAGACTGCTGCGGTAGCATCTTTCCAGAATGGTGGTCCAGCTGGAGTTCTTTTTATGAACGATGAT